GCGCGCTCCAGGATGCCCTGGAACTGACCGCCAAGGCGCTGGAGGCCAGCCGCGAGGCCGGGCTCGACACCGGCGAGGGCGCGGCGTTCGTGGCCCAGCTCGAAGCCATGATGAGGCGATTGAGCGAAAACGCGATCACCGACCAGAGCGAGGCGAGCTGATGGCACGCGGAACAGCGAGCTATACCGGCGAGGAGGTGGAGGTGGCGTTCAGCGCCACCGGCCAGCTCACAGACTACGGCGTGCCAGGATCGCCGCGCTGGGTCGAGTGGGAGGATATCGAGATCGAGGAGCTGACGATCCTCGGCCACAAGGTCGATCCGAAGATCCTGCCCGCCGAGCTGGTGGAGGCGATCCGCGAGCTGGCCGACGAGGTGGAATTTGAAGCCGAGGAGCCCGACTATGACTGACCGAGAAATCATCCCCAGCGTCGAGATCGTCGCCTTTGTCCAGGACGCAGGTGGCACCACGCCAGCCACGATCCTGATCGAAGGCGGCACGCCCCTGTGGGCACTCACGGCCATGACCATGCGCGCCATTGCAAGCCAGCACCCGCACCTGGGCGGCAAGCCCATCGTGGCGCTGCGCTACGACGTGCGGGCGCAGACGAGGGCGGCAGGGTGAAGCACTGCGCCTGGCATGAGTGCGGCCGGGCTTTCGAGCCCGCCGACCCCCGACAAGAGTTTTGCTGTCCCGACTGCCGCAAGGCACGGGGCGCATGGAAGGCCAGGCGCGGCGGTCCACTGGTGGGCATGCTGCTGTCTGGAGACGTGGAGGCGCTGATGGAAGCGAAGCGCAAAATCAAACAGGAGATCAAAGATGCAATTACCAAAGCTGATTGAGGACATGGATTTTGCCACATATTTGGGCGATCCGATGCCGGAGCCAAGCCTGACCAGCTCGCTTGTGAAAGACCTGCTGGGCACCGCCCCGCGCAAGGTCTGGCAGAACACCGCCAGGCTCAACAAGGACGCCGAGAGCGAGGAGAAAACGATCTTCGATCTGGGCTCGGCCGCGCACCGGCTGTTCACCGGCACCGGCGCGCCGATTGTCGAGATCGACGCTGCCGATTTCCGGTCGAAGGCGGCGAAAGAGGCGAAGGACGAAGCCTATGCGGACGGGAAAACCCCAATCTTGGCGAAGAACATGCCGCGCGTGCGTACAATGGCCACCGCTGCACTCGACCAGGTGCGGGATAACCCCGAGATCGGGCACCTATTCTCGGCCGAGAAGCAGGCCAAGCTCCTGCGCGAAGCCACGATCCTGTGGCAAGAGGCGGGCGTGATGTGCCGTTGCCGCCCCGACTTCTACTCGCCCGAGGAGAACGTGGTGATCCACTACAAGACCACCGGCACGGATATCTCGCCGGTGTCGCTGGCCAAGTTTGCCGCCAGCTCGGGCTGGGACATGACAGCCGCGCACTATCACCAGGGCGCGAAGCTGCTGACCGGCAACGCGCCGCGCCAGTATTTCGTGGTGCAGGAGACGGCCGAGCCCCACCTCCTGCTGACGGCCGAGATCGACAGCACGTTCCTGGAGACGGCGCTGATGCGCCGCGAGCGGGCGATGATGATCTGGGGCCGCTGCCTGCGCGAGAACCGCTGGCCCGGCATGATCTCCAAGACGATCACGCTGGAGTGCCCCGAGTGGCATGAGCGCAACCTGATCGCGGAGAAGGACGCCGAGGAAAGCGCCAAGGCGGCGGGCTCCGATCTCCTGGAGATGATGCGCACCTGGCAGGCACCCGAGGGCTGGCAACCGGCAGCGGTCCAGGGCTCGCGCCGTGACGAGAAGGACGTGATCGAATGAGCTTCACCTTCCAGACGGCCGAGCGCCGTAACACGCACATTCTGGTGGCCCTTGCGGGGGCTTCCGGTAGCGGCAAGACGTTCAGCGCCATGAACCTGGCAACGGGTATCTGTGGCGACAAGCCTTTCGCCGTGATCGACACCGAGGCAGGCCGGGCGCTGCACTATGCCGATCAATTCAACTTCAAGCACGCGGATTTCGCCCCGCCGTTCACGCCGGAGCGCTACCTGGAGGCGGTGAAGGCGGCAGAGAAAGCCGGGTTCGAGGCCATCGTGATTGACAGCATGAGCCACGAATTTGACGGACAGGGCGGGATCATGGAAATGGCCGAGGCGTCCGCCGTGAAAGGCCCCGGCGCATGGAAAGACCCGAAGATGCGCCACAAGAAGATGATGAACGCCTTTCTCCAGGTGCGCGCGCATCTGATCTTCTGCCTTCGCGCCGAGGAGAAGATCGACATGAGCAAGAAGGATGATCGAGGGCGCGTGATCGTGGAAAATGCGGGCTGGTTCCCGATCCAGGAAAAGCGGTTCATGTATGAAATGACCGCCAGCTTCACGCTCCAGCCTGGATCGCCGGGCGTGGTTGATCTCACGTTGCCGCACAAGGTTCAGGATCAGCACCGCATGAGCTTCCTTCCAGGCCGTCACATCACGGCCGAGGCCGGGGCCAAGCTCGCAGCCTGGGCGCGCGGCGACACGATCACGACGCCCGACAAGGAGCTGTGGGATCGGGCGCGCAGGATCGCCCACGACGGGATCGAAAAGATCACCATGTTTTTCACGAAGGTGGCCACCGAGGACGAGCGCGCCAAGCTCCAGCCGATCAAGCGCGAGCTGTGGGAGACGGCCAAACGGGCAGACGAGAACCGTGGCGAGCTGGGCTGATGCGATCCAAGACGAGCGGCGAGCGGCGCAGGATGATGCGTCGCTACGTCGAGCGATCCGAGCTGTGGTGCCGATGCTGCGCGCGGCCCATGTATTTCCTGGGGCTCGAAAGCCGAAACAGCTTCATCGGGCGCTGGCAGCAATACAAGGGGCGGGACGTTGTGCCGGACAAGCGCGCCTTGGCCAGCCTGATCGCAACCATCGACCACCTGATCCCGCAATCCAGGAACGGGACGCACCACCCCCGAAATCTGATGCTCATGTGCCAGGCGTGCAACGCCGACAAAGCGCACATGACCCCGAGCGAGTGGATCGCGCATCGCGCCGCGACCGGGCGAGCCTTGAAGAAGGAGATCATCGCCAAGCTCTTGAAGCGCGAACGAAAGGCGATCCGCCAGATCGGCGGGCCGTCCATGCTTTACCACCCACCAGCCTGCAAAGGAGAACCCAATGGCTGACGAAAAGACGAACCAGAAGCCCGAGAAGGACGACGACAACGCTTTCGCTGCAATCGACATGACGCAGCCGGTGTTCATCGTGTTCCACCAGACGGAGACGCGGAACAACATCGAAGTGTTCCAGGGACCAGACGCCGAAGCCAACGCCAGGGCGCGAGCCAGCCAGAAGTCGGTGCGCACGAAGGCGAAGGTCGCCGTCCTCGGCCCCCAGCGCGCGGTCTATGAGCCGCCCGAGCCGTCGAAGGCGAAGGAAGTCCGGCTCGACTGGACGGCGCAATAATAATCAGGCGGGCGCGAGTGACTTGCGCCCGCTGTATTGACCGAGGAAAGGGGTAGTCATGTCTCGGGCACCGATGGAGCCAAAACAACCGACGCCGCTCCAGCGCGGCCTGTGTGACTGGTGCGGCAACGCTACGCCCCAGGGGCGCGCTTATTGTGGCAAGGAGTGCCGCGTGGCCTATAACAACCTGCTGGCCCGCCAGGGCAAGGCCGTGATGCAGATGCTCAAGGTCTGGCGAAAGCACCGAGGCGCGAAGGGATCACGCGGCGAGGGCATGATCGGCCAAGTCGCCTCGCGCGTGGATGCCATGCTGGAGGAGGATCGAGAACGCAAAGCGAGGCTGCGTCAGTGATCGTTCCGGTTGGCGATTGCAGACAGGAGCGCGTCGAGCCTGGCGTTCGTGTCCTTGCGGGATTGCCGATGCTCGTCGCGGATCTCCCGCATGTCGTTCAATAGCCTGTTCAGGTGCGCGTCCAGATCGGATTTCTGCACCGTGTCCTCGCGCACCCTGTTGATCCTGGCGTGCAGATCCTTGCTGTTGTTGCCCACTTCATCCTCCACATGGCGGATCATGAAGACAAGCCGCCAGAACGCGCCGATCAAGATCGTGCCCCAGCCAAGCGTCAACGTCACGGCGATGCCGATAGCCCATTTTAAGTCCTCACCCATCAACGCCCCCGGCACGCTCTGATCTCGTTTCGCACAACGCCATAGTGTCCGATCATCACAGACAGCGCCGATCCTTCCGGCAGGGCCACCAGCTCGTCGGCCGCTTGGTCCTGCACCTCTTGCGGGTAGCTGTAGAGCGTCGGGCAGGCGTCAGAAACTGCCGTCGCGCATCCGCTCAACAACACCATCCCGATCAGTCCGAGTATTTGCCACCGCATCCCGCATCCTTTCCTTTACCTCGTCCCGCGCCTGGGCGCGATCCAGCCGCTCCGTGAGCTGGCCATTGCGCCGCCCGGTCAGCACCAAGGCAATGATGCCCAGCGCCCCCAGGATCAGCGGCCAGAGCTTGCGCAGCCAGCCCCAGATCACCGCACGCCCCTTTCGTGATCGTCCACCCGAGCCTCCTCGATCCGGTCGGACATGATCCGCTGCACCACCGTCGCGGCCAGGACAACGCCGATCAGGCCCAGGGCCAGCCAGGGAAGCCAGTCGGCCAACCCGCCAATGGCAGGGATCGCCGCGATCTGTTCGTGCGCCTGGGTCGCGGCAGTGGCGACACCGGCGGCAACGCCGCTCTGCGCCTGGACCGCCTGGGCGCGGCGCTGCGTCTCGGCCGCGCGGATCGTCCGGCTTTCCGCCAGGTTCGAGCGCGGCCAGCTCTGCCAAGCCTCGGCCGCACCGCGAAGGATCGCATCCGCCAGGCGTTCTTGTTCGCTGTCCTCGTCCGTAGCCCGGTTGCCGACCGGCGAGCTGCCGAAGAAGGGCTCGATCAGGATCGCCGGAGCCCGGCCGGAGTGCAGAGAACCGCCGCCGCGATCCGTCGAGGCGCGCGTCTTGATCCCACGATCCCGCAGGCCCAGCGCCACCACCATCTCGCGCTGGACGCTTTCCGCCAGGCGAAGGGACAACGCGGTGCCGCTGGATAGGGTTTCAGTCCCGGTCGCATCTGGCGAGCTGGCCCCGTTGAAGTGCAGCTCCACGCTCGCGTCAGCGCCCCAGGCGTCCACCTCGGAATAGACGCGCTCGATCTCGCGCGTGTAGCCGCCTCCAGGCGTGCGGAAGAAGGTGCGAACCTGGATGCCATAATCCCCGGCCAGGCGCTCGATGCGCCGCGCGAGCCGCCCGTTCCAGACGAACTCGCTTTCCCCGGTGTCCTGGCGAACCGCGCCCTGGCTGGCGCTGTTGTGCCCTACTACGATTGCAAGTTTCATATTTCTGCTCCTTAAACGACAACCCCGGTTGCACCGCCCCACTTAGGCGGCTCTTGCATCCATAGCGCAAACGGAACCAAGATGATGCGGGTCATATCTCAATGCTCATGGCAAGCTGAAAAACATCATCAAGCTGCTCATCGGCGAAGGGCTGCACCGAAGGGCGCGGCAGACGGGTCATTGAAAAACGACCCGGAAGGCGTGGCGATCTGATTGGCGCGTAGTTTAGCTGACATTGAAGCCTCCTATTTTTTCCAGTACAACACTACACACCATTTTATGTAGAAACTATCGCGCGATCGGTGCATCTACGCCAATTAGTCCCGTCACCAAAGACAGGCACCGCGCCGCCAACATCATCTGAGCAAAAGGCATTAGCCCCCGCCGATGGCGTAATAGATGCCAGCTCTGACACAGAGTAAGAGGGCGGGATTACTATTACAGAAAATTCAGCGCGGTTAGAATACAGTCGCAGTACGTCATCAACCCCGCCCGCCATCCATTTCCAATACGAAGCCGCCGCGTTTGCGCCGAATACATACCAAGAGCGCGCTACGTTTCCCGCGGTATCAAAAACCGACGTCCCAGCAATGTTTCCAGAGTCTCCCGGAACCATTAAGGCCTCTAGAACAGACTCACTGTGTTCTTTACGAAATCTATGTGAGTCATATGGCGTTGCGCCTGACTCTCCTAGTTTGTCGTGAAAATAACCGGACAATGACCCAATGCGCTCGCCCGTCATTGGGCTATTAACCACGTTTCCAGTATTGCCAGCAATAGCAGCGCCGCTGTTATCCTCTATTGCGCCTTCTATTGAGTTGCGTGCGCCGGGATGGACTACGTTGACAAAGTTTCGATTGCTGCCGGTAGAAAGCGTGACTACATTTGTAGATGTATCGTGCGCTGCAACCTCTACAAAGTTACCATCCCCAGATATTGAAACAGTGTTGTCAGCAGGCCCAAAAGACATAACTCCAAAGGCCGAATTATTACTTGCCCCGCCCGTGTAGGAGACTGCAATTCTGTCGGTATTATCTGGTGCTCCTGTCGTGTTGTAGACCATACCAGAAAGCAAGTTGCCTATACCTTCGCCAAGCAGCCAGCCAATATCAACACCATCACCGACAACGTTGCTAACCGCATTGTAGTCAGCACCGTCAATTCCCGCTGTCGTCTGCCCATACGCCAAAAGGACGTTACTGTCATTTGCTATGAGGTTTGAAAGCACGTTGAATTGCGCGTCGTCCTTCAGTTCGTGCGCGTATCCGATTCCGCTTTTAACGCCAGACGCTTGGATGTTTGACGCAATCGAGTATCGTGTATTTTTAAAAAGCCAGCCAATAGAAATGGCGGACGACGCACTTGGCGCGAAGTAAGCATCACTCAGCCTCCCATATTCACTGCGCGAAGACCCTTCAATGATCAAGACGCCCGTGCCACCTCCTGTCCCGTTTGATCCGTAGTCAATAACTGAAATATCGGATATATCAAAAAAGTCTCCAGAATAGCTCACCCCATGCCCGCTGCCGTGGGTTGCGTAGCCCATTTCAAGCGTTACTCCTGAGATTGTAACACCGTCTCGGTCGGCCCCCCGCAGCATGTTTCCAGTATCGTTTCGCTTTAGTTTCACTTGCTGACTGCCGCTGCCGACAAGACTACTGGAAGCATTTATTGGCAAGCTGTTAGCTAGGTATGTTCCGCGAGGAATAACTTTGTTAATCGATGTGGTCGCAGAAAACGCAGCAGTGTCGTCAGTTGAATTATCACCGACAGCGCCCCTCGCCTTGACGTTGTAGCCGCGCTCGTCAGTCACTACATTAAATTCTTGATTGCCCGCGTTCGTCCGGCCCAAATCCCCTGTGGTTGCAGAAGCCACGTATTCGCCTCCGTTGTCGCCAGTGACGTTGACAATCGTTCCTACCGGAAAAGTGCGATTGTCTGCTATAAACAACGAAAAGCTATCGTAATATACTATATCTTCCACAACAGTATTGGGCAGATAAACTCCGCCCGTAATCGCCAGAAAATCGCCGCCCTGTACCACAGGCTCAATCAGTGTAACCTCCGCGCCCGAGATCGTGTAGTGCTGCCCAAAAGTTAGCGATGCCGTATTGAGCACCACGCGGAGCCGGTCCGAGCCGGGGCTGTATGGCAGGGTATAGGTTTGCTGACCTGCTTCTGTTGTGAAAGTATTAGTGGCTTGAAACACTATGGCTTCGAGAGCGGCGGCGGCGTTGACCGCGACTGTTGCCGAAGCTTGCGCGCTTTCTATATCACTCGCAGAAGGTCCAAGAAGAAGGCTCGCTCCGGCTGCGTCAAAAACGATAGAGCGATTTGCGCGATCCGGCTGACTTTCAGAAAATAAAGCGCCGACACTTGTAGAAGTTCGCGTGATCATTAATGCCCGGCCGAGGCGGGTATTCACGCCCTGTATCGCCTGCCAAAGACGATCCAGCTCGGTGTTGAAGGGTCCTGATTTGAACCCACCCCGAAGCTGCATGTCCGAGCTGCGTTGGAGCGGCACAATCAGATAGACGGAATAGGCGTCTGTGCCGTTCGCTGCCACGGCAAGCGTGACAACACCAAATCCCGTGCCCGCGCCTGTCACCGTGTAGTCCGTGTTCAACACCAGAGGCGTTTCCGACCCCGATTTGTAAACCTCAAGCCAAGAGGCTTGCTCAAAATAGAAATCGAGCGAGATCGTCGTGACGCCCGCCGCTGGAGTGAGTGGCCCCACAACTAGATCGCTTTCCAAAACCGCCATCTGCTAACCTCCGAAAGCGTTTGAAATATCTGGTGCCCGCAAAGCACCTCGCCCCTGTATAGCAGAAGATCCTGGTGGGGCGAAGAATTGAGTGTCATACTGTCGCGCGCTCTGGATGCGACGGCGGAACGACTGCGATGCCTCCGGGTCGATCACCTGCTGGAGCTGATCCAGAACTTCGCGCTCATAGGCCAGGCGCAGATACCATAGCGAACCGCCGGGCGTATAATTCCGCAGGAGCTGCACGAACTCGCGGCCCGCGCGCGTATCCTCGCCCAGCGCCAGCTCGCGCGCGTTGCCGACCGAGAAGCGAAGCATGTCGTCTAGGAAGCCCACGCCAGGCCCGGTCAGCGTCTCCGCAATTCCACCTCCAAAGCGGTTCACGTCCGAGAAAAAGAAATCCCCGAAGATGCCAGCGCCGCCGCCCTGAGCAATCGCGGCCGTCCAGAACTCGCCGCTGGTCATGTCGCGCGGATCGCGTCCCTTGGCCGTCTCCTTCATCTGGATCGCCAGCGCGCCCAGGATCGTGTTGCCGACCAGAAGCCCGGCCGCGTAGGACATGGCCGAGCCCGGCCGTCCCTGGTAGGCTTCCGCCATGATGCGGCCGAACTGCGTGACCAGCATCGTCACCGGGAAGCTCTTGAACTGGAGCCCGAAGCGCAGGAACTCCCCCGAGATCGAGCCCGGCTGCGTGCGGCCGAGGATCGTGGCGCGGCCAAACATGTTGGTGCTCGGCACGGCGAACTCTGTCAGGCTGGTGATCGCTTCCATGTAGCGATCCGCGAGGCTTGCCCCGCCCACCTCCTCGATCTCTTGTGACCGCAGAAGCCGGAGCCCGCTTTCCGTTTCGTGAACACGCGATCTCTGAATTGCTGGCCAGTCGTTTTCCCCGATCCCGTAGCTCTTGAACATGCGCTGCGTCTTGCCCGGCAGATCGCCCCAGGAACCGGAGCGCCACTTGACCGCCTGGGACATGAACTCCAGGCCGAACGATTGCCGCTGCACCTCTGTGAGCCATCCAAGCCCCGAGGCGCGGATCGTGAAGTCGGCCAGGCGCGCAGCGCTTTCGACGTGCATTTCTTCCAGCTCGTATCGACCGACAGCGTTGCCTTGATCCACCGCGTTCTGGAAGATCAGTCCGGCCTCGTTCGCCTCGGATCGCATCGCCGGAGAGGTGGCCAGCCGCGAAAGCTGCTTCATAAAGCCGAGCTTGCCCATCCCGACGAACCCGGCCGCGATCCGCTGGGTGTTGAAGTCTGTCACGCTGGAGATCACGGCCGATCCCAGGTGCACGCTCGTCAGGTAATTCCGCAGGGCCGACGCGCCCCGTGCCACCTTGGCGTTTTGGGGCATGTTCGACCGGCCGGTGAACAGGTCCATCATGTCGTCGGCCACCTTCGACTTGCGCCGCGCACGATCCAGCGCCTCGGGCTCCGAGGACCGGCTGGCGAGCTGCTGCGCCGCGTCGGAGAGATACCGGAACGTGTGGAACGGGTTTGGCCCCAGCTCCTCCATCATCGAGATATCTATCGCCATGTTGTCGAGGTGGCCCATCATCACCCGGAACGGATCCTGCCCGCTGCCAAAGCGCTCTGAATAAGCCATCCAGTCGTCGGCGCTTTTGAACTTGAAGAAGCGATGATCGGCCCGGCGGTTATACATGGCCGAGCCGTAGCGCGCCGCAGGCGAGCGCCTGGAATAGCCATCGGTGCGGATCGCCTCGAAGGCGTCTTTCATCAGCACCTCCAGCGTCTCGTTCGTGAAGGCCAGCCCGTTGTTGAAGTCGCGGCCCATCGCCTCCAGATCGAGGCGCGGCATGATAAAGTCGCGCCAGTCGTCATAGCTCGCCTTGCGAACCTTGGCGCTATCGTGCGCTTGCGGCAGGCCCCAATCGGAGCGCTTTCCCACATGGCCACCGGCGGCGTTGAACCGAAGCCGCGCCTTCTCGGCTACGCCTGACCATGATTGCGCAATCGCACGCGCGGCCGCGTCTCCGGTATCCTCCCCGAAAACCTCACGCACTACCTTGCGCAGCATCTCGGGCTTGCGCCGGTTCCCCACCAGGTTGGCACGGAAGGATCGCACCGCGTCGGTCATGTCGCGCCGGAAGCTGCGCCGCACCGCCTCATACTTGCCCGCCAGTGTCGAGCCCCCAGCCCCCCGCGTGTTCGACACCAGGTCTTGCAGGTATTGCGCCGGGTCCAGCTCGCCTCTGATATTCCGGTGGCGCTGGATGCGCTGCGCTTGGCGCTGCGATGCCGCCGCCTGGAGCTGCATCACACGCCGCTTTTCCGCCGCCTCGGCACGGGCCTTGCCCTGAACGGCGCGCGCGGCCTCGATCTCGGCCTGGGTGTATCCCATGCTGCGCTGAAACTCGCGGAAAGCGTTGTCATACTCCCGAAGGATGCGCTCGGCCCGGTCGCGGTCCATCTCGCCACCGGCCACCGCCCGGTTAATACAATCTCGAAGCGCCATGTCTTACCCTTTCACGCAGAGATCGAGGACGGCCACCGCCTCGTCGTCAGCATCCAGCTCGGCCGCGAGATCAGCGCGCGACTTCACCACCGCGATCTCGTTGCCTTCGTCGTCAAAGCCACGGGCCACCGGCACCGCATCGAATAGATCAAACCGTCCTGGATCGTTCGGATCAACCTGGTTGGACATATCCCCGTCCGAGGTTCTTGCCGATGAAGGCTCGGCCGTCGGCTCGATCCTGGTGTTGGCGATCTGGGCGCGCACGCCCTCCCCGCCTACCGGGTCCGCGAAGCCTTCGAGGGGATCAGGTGCCGCTGCGCTCGAACGCGCAGGTTCTGCATTGCGCCCAGGAGCGCCATCTCCTCGCCCAGCAAGGCCATTTCGCTCAACCTCTTGTCGGACAGCATCTGCAACTCGCTGGGCGGCGTCTTTGAGCCTGCCGGTTTCTTTGTAGCCTTTCGCGCCATCGTTCAACGCCTCCGATATTGGCCCCGCCCGGTGCGCCAGTTTCTGCACCGCCGCGAGGGCTTGTTCAACTTGTTGCCTGGTCTGCTTGTTGGTCGCCGTGTCCAGTCGGTTTGCTCCCGTTCCCTGGATGCGGTCGGCTCGCTCGTCCAGTGTGCGGAAAACGCTGCGATCATCTCGCATGATCCGCATGGCCCGCTCCAGCACCTTCGCACGCTCCAAGTAAAGGCTTTCCACGATCGCCTGTTCCCCGAACAGGTCGGCCGTAACCTCGCGCGACACCGGAGCCTGGAGGGCTTGGGAAAGGATGCTTTCGGCCTGGGCCGTGGTGTCGGGCCCGGTGCGCTTGAGGAGCTGCATCATTGCGCCGTGCATTTCGGGATCATCCACCATCCTGCCCACAAGCTCGGCAAAGCGCTCGGGCACCACCTGGTTGATGAACATATCGAAGGCTTCATCTGACAGCCGCGCCAGAGATTGTGCCCGAGCAATGCCAGGACCGGCAGGCAGTTGCGTGATCGCCTCGGGTCGCACGCGCAGCACCCGAGCCGCGTCTCGCGCCATCGCCGTGGACATGCCGTCGCTGGCCTCCGCGATGTTCTTGAGCGCCGCCAGGACGCGGATATCTTCCGGCGAGAACCCATCGACCTCGCGGAACACGCGCGCCGCCATCGTGATCTCTTGGCCGGTTTGTTCCATGATCCGCCGCGCGAGGCCGGTGCGCTGGTGGCCGTCAGCGATTGCCCGCGATCCGTCGGCGTATTCGTAGACGATCACGATCCCCGCGCGCTCGGGATACCACTCGGTCACATCGAGAAGGCGCTGGGTCTGCCCGCCCTCGGCCACCACGTTGGAGCGGAACTGGAAAACGTCCGGCTGCACCAGAAGCTCGCGCGGGTCCACCTCCTCGATCTCGCCGTTGAGGATCGAGGCGCGCGGCTGGGCGAAGGTCGGGCGATCCGGCATGTCCGGCGTGCCGCCCTCGTGCGCCGTCTCTGCGGCCGTCTGGGCGCGCTCCAGGTGTTCGCGCACCTCCGGCCCGTCGCCACCGTCGGTTGCCGCCTCCTCGTCCTCCAGGTCGCGCCGGAGCTGCTGCGCGATCAAGCCCGCCTCTGCATCACCTGTCGCCTCTGCTGCGTCGATCAGCGAGCGGCGCTCGCCGCGCAGAAGGTGGCCAAGCCTGGTCGCCTGGTTTACGCCGCCACGAAACGCCTCGGGGCCATACATCGTGCCCGCGCGGATCGTGCCCCCGAGCGTGGCACCGACGGCAAAACCGAACGCGGCGTTCTGAAAGATGCTTTCCTCGGGAAGTCCGAGCTGGCGCAGGAAGGCATTGCGCGTCGGCGTGGTTCCGGCCTCCAGCGCAGCGTTGAGCCCGCCCTCGATCAGCGCCGTGGCCAAGATGCCAGCGCGAGAAGCCGCACCGAAGGGAAGCGTTGCAATCGTCTCGATGTTGTCGAAACCGGACACGAAACCGCCAGCCAGTTGCCCGCCAAGACCGCTCACGCCCCGCCCCCGAGACATGATCTCGTCGGATCGCTCGACACGCTCCAGGAGCGCCCCGGTGATTTCGTCGCGCCGCGCTGCCAGCGTCTCCGGCGTCACGTCCTCGGGAAGCTCGATGCCGCGCTGTTCCAGCTCCGCGAAAAGATCGGTCAGCGTGGCGTCGTCTGGGGCGAAGCGCTGCGAAGTGAGCCGCCCCGCCATTTCCAGGGAAAGCGCCTGCCCTTGGACGCGAACGCGCGCTGGGCCTGGGCCGAAGCTGTCGATCTCCATCTGGTCGAGAAGCGGCTGGAATATCTCGCGCTCTGTTCTGGGTCGGCTGGTTAGCTCGCCCACCTCTTGCTCGCGGCGAAACGCTGCACCGGCCACCTCGCCAAAGGTTGCGCGTGGCCCGCGCGTGGCGACGGGATCAACCGGCTGGAGCTGCACAAGTCTGGCCATCAGTCGAACTCCCGCAGATCAAAGGTCAGGATGCCGCGCTGGTCGCCGTTATCGGTCAGGAACACGGCACCCTCGGCGTCCACCGGCACCAGGATATTAGGATCATCAGGCGACGGCCGCAGGCCCTCAATTGAGCGCTCCAGCTCGTCGGCAGACATTGGCCGGCCGAACCGATCCACGACAAGCCCGCGCGCAATTTCGGTCAGGCGCTCGTCGGTCAGACCCCCGCCCAGCATAGTGCCGCCGATCATGCGGTTCACGCGCCCAGCGTCCCAGCCTGGTGGCAGGAGCGTGGCCCCGTAGCGGGTTTCTGCCATGCCGCCGGTGCCGTCGGCTTGCTCGCCCAGCGCCATGCGGTAGCCCGTTTCAAGGTCGCCCGTCTCGATTGCCCGGCCACCCTCGGCCATTGCCAGGCCGCGCGCATAGGCCAGCGCCGTGGTGTCGAGATCGCGGATGCCCTCGGACGCGATCATGTCGGCCTCCAGGAGCGGCGCAAGGATCGTCTCGCGCGCCACGGCCAGATCGGTAGCCCCGCCACCCTCCAGCCGCGTATCCACGGCCCCGCGCAGGATCACACCTGCCGCCTGCTGGTTGCCCATCGAGTAGACCGCACCGGCCGCGTAGATCACCGGCTCCGATTGCCCAATCCGCGAGAAGATCGCCATTGCCTGGTCCTCGCCCATCTCGGCCACCGAGCCCAGGAACGCGGCGCGCTGGGCGCGCGAGCCGTTCTGGAACACCTCCGAGATGCCGTCCAGCTCGGCCTGTGTCAGCGGAACCGGATGATCGACCCCTTCCGGCCGCGTGTGTGGTGCTAGGAGATCGACGCGCTGCGAGATAATGCTGCCCACCTGTTCCATGTCCTCCGCTTCCGCAAGGCTCGGCAGCTCGACACCGACGGAGCGAGCGAAGCGCACCGGATCATCGGTGGCCATGCCCCGGCGATGCTCGGACCACTCGCCAAGGCGCTCAATCACGCGCTGCGTGGTCAGTGCCTCGGCCCCGTAGCTCTGACCCTGTGCGGCCAGGACAGACAACGCGCCGCGTGCATCCTCCAGGACCGCATCCCGCTCGGCCGCGCTCATGCCTCGCAGCGTCTCCACGTCGCGGTGGAACGCCTCGACCTCGTTGATCGCCGCCAGCACGTCTTGATTGCCCGCCGCCTGGGCGCGCAGCCCGTCGTAGTCCACGTCCTCGGCCCGCGCGCCGTTCATGGCCAGTTGTTCAATCAGGGGCAGGCCGACCGTTTCAGCCGAAACCGCATCCTGCACTTGCTTGATCCGGTCTTGCAGGCTTTCGATGATTGCCGCCCCGCCCAGATCGAGATCGCCCCGGTCGGCCGCGTCAGACATGTCTCCCCTGACGCGCTCGACGTAGCGCATCAGCTCGTCGCCTGTCATGCCGTGCGTTGCCACCTGTGCATCAGCTACCTGAAACTCAAGCTGCGCCTCGCGCTGGAGATCAGGGTAGGGAGAGAGCGCCGACATGATGCGCGCACGCTCCTCTTGTGGGATCGCCACCGGCACGCCAGCCTCACCCATCGACACATAGGCGTTGATCGTGTCCGTCATGCCTTGTTCAAGCCGCCGCCGCTCTGCCTCGGCCGCAGTCCGGCGCGCGCTTTCGGTCGAGCGTGCCCGGCTTTCCATCGAGCGCAGCATCTCCAGGCTTTCACCCGCAGGCAGCGGGGAATTGCCCGAGAACACCTGCTGCCGGAACTCCTCGACATACTGACCAGGCGCGGCCGAGCGCATGAAGTCGGCCTCAATCATCAGGCGGCGCGCGCCCATCGTGATCTCGGCCATGTTGGTGGCGATAGCGTCCGGCGTCATGGTCCCGGCGCGCGTCGGATCGGCCGGATAGGTGCGCCCGGCGATCTCGAACCCCTCGCGCGGCCCGAACTGCGCCAGCGTGTCGGTGGCCTGGGCCATGTGATCGGCCAGCTCTGCCGCCGTCGCCCCGGTCAGCGCCAGGCGTTCGGCCTCGGATCGCGTTGTGGTGACGATCTGGCCAAGGGCCTCCTCTTGCCGTGCCATCACGCGCCGCTGGGAAAGCTCTACTGCCTGCCGCTCTGCTGCGATCCGGCCCCGGTCGAACTGCGATTGCATCTCGGTTGCCAGGCCAGGCATTTCCTGGGGAAGCTCGGACATGACTTGCGCCCGCACGCTTTCCAGCTCCTCGCGGAGCTGCCCGAGATCGCCGTCGGCCCGCTGCATGGCCGCACGCATCCCCTCCTCCATCGCGGCCGTGGCGCGCGCGGTAATCACGCGATCCGCTGCACGGTTGAAGGCAGCATCGCGCACCGTGAAAGGAAGGCGCGGCTCAAACGTCGAGCTGTTCAGCGTCTCCAGCTCATACTCCGGCGTGCCGGGCACGCTTACCGTGATCCCTTCACGCCCCGCGCGCTCCTCGGCCTTCCTGATCCAGAGGTTTGCAAAGTCCTGCGCCGACATGGTGTCAGGATCGCCGCCGTTGAGCCGCACGGCTTCGCGCCCGACAACGGACGAGGCCAGGCGCGGCCCGGCGGTCAGTAGATTGATCGCGCCCTGCGCGCCCTGCTGGTGCGCCAGGTAAATCTCGCCCACGGTCGGCTGTCGGCCGAGCGCCGTGGCAAGCGTGCTCATGTTGTCTCGGGTAAAGCGCGCGCCTGCATCTGCCGCCTGATCCACGTCGAAACGGTTTGCGACGCCATACTGCGCGGCCGTGCCGTCGATGAACTGGAACAGGCCACCGGCCGAGCTGTTGGGGTTCTGCGCGTTGGGATCGAAGCTGCTTTCCAGGCTGGCAATGACGGACAGCACACCAGGATCGACGCCGTGCGCCTCGCCCGCCCGCGTGATCGCCGCACGAACGCGCGTTGGTCCAGGCTGTAACCCGTCACCCTGTGCGCCCATCGTCACCGAGGTATCCTGGCCACGAAGCTGCCGGAGCCCCCATTGAGGCCCCCGCTCATCAACCGCGGCTAAAGCCTCTTGCTCGCCCCGTGCGGTCTGCACCTGTTCCACCGCCGGGCGGATGAACTGGTTGGCCGATCCGAGGATATCCTGGAAGGCAGCGAAGGTCTGTTCGCGCCCGCGACCAAGCTCCGCGCGAGGGGAAACCTGGGGCGTGACAAGGGCAGGGCCATAGCGGCGAATTGAAGGCATGGTTTACCCCGTCAGTTGATACGCATCGACGCCGATCTGTGCGGCGCGGCCGAAGCCGCCCAGCATCGAGGATCGCGCCTCGGACATGAGGCCCCGCGCACGAAGGCGGGACATTGCGGCGCGGTTGTCCGCGTTCTGCCTGGTCACGTCCAGGTTCCGCTCGGCCAGGCGCTTGGTGCTTTCGGCCACGTTCACCGGCGTGCCCACGCCAATGTCGAGCCCGTTGGCAAGCTGGATCACCTTTTGCTCGCCCGCCAGCTCGGCATATTCCCGCGCCAGGTCACGCGCCTGGCCCGCACCTGCCGCCTGTTCCTGGAGCGCCTGCGTCCTGGCGAACGCGGCCTGGTCCTTTGCTGCCCGGCTCGCGGCCACACCCTGCCCGATTGCCGCCAGGGCCGAGCCTGCGCTTAGAACCTGGGACAACGTGACGAGACCAGAGCCCGCCGCAGCGGCCCCAGCTCCTGCCGCCGCCCCTGCGCCAGCTCCCGCCGCAGCGGCCCCAGCTCCCGCCGCAGCGGCCCCAGCTCCCGCCGCCGCCCCTGCGCTGGATACCGCCGTCCCGATTGCCATGAAAACTGTTGCCATGCCCGCCTCCTAAAATCTCACGTCGTAGGTTATCGACCGCAGGAGGAACGGCATAGGCTCGATCTGCGTGATCTCCACCGTCGGCTCCTTCTGCCAGCGGCCGAGCCCGCCGATCCGCTTTGGCCCCGTGAATAGAACCTCCTCCAGCGTCGGGTCCATCAACCCGCTGTCGTAATTCTGGAGCGATACTTGCCGCGCCCGCCCGCCGTCGTGCCCCGTGATCGCCACCGCTCCGGTGCGTTGGAGCTGGAGAAGCGCGCGGAAGATGCGCATGTTCTGCATTGTCGGGGAAAGCTCGCTCCGGCCCTTGTAGGGGTGTAGCACGATCCTCGGCACCTGCTTGAGCCCGACCTCGGCCGAGGTGGCAAAGGACGCCGTGCCAAGGTCGATTGAGCCCGAGGACACCGTGAACGCGCCAAGCGGCAGGCCGTCACCATGCACCTCGACCACCTGCCCCTCAAGCCAAGGATAAGCCGACACGTCGATGGTCGAGCCAGCGCCCGAGATCGGGATGCTACAATCCGACATGAACGCATCATCGAACTGCTCAAGGAAGTGCCACGTCGCGCCGGTCAGATCGCGCTCGACCATTGCGAAGGCGTCACCGGCCTGCGTCGAGGAAAACCCCAGAGGCGTGCCTTGCGTCTTGACGCGGAAAAAGCCCGTCACCTGCTGCACGCGGTCAATCACAACCATGGCGGCTGGCACCTGGTTGCCGTTCCGGTCGGCTCCGGTGTTGGCAACCAAAAGGATAGTCGGCTCGTCCACGTCGCGCGCCCGGCGCAGCACCAAGGATCGCGGCGACGACATGAGGTGCCCAGCCAAGAGCGATACCGGCTCTGCCGAATAGCTCTGCTCGGTGTCGGTGAACAGATACTCGCGCAGAGCTCGACCGTTGCGATCCACGAACAGCGTGCCACCCTGCACGTCCACCGGATTTACGTTGGCACTGGAGCCATGGCGGCTCGTGACCTTGAGTGCGATATTGTCGATGGTGATTGGCTCGTCGGGCACATAAAGCTCGGCCGAGCTGGTGAAGATTTGCAGGTGCCGTCCAGGGTAAATATTCTGGATTGTCACCTGCTCGTCAATGTTCGGTGCGACCACAATCGGAGACGCTGCCACCGGGTCTGCATCCTCCTTGAAGTCGAACAGCGCGCCCGCCCGGCTGGCCACAATCACATCAGGTCGAGCCTTGAAGCCGCCCATCCAATGCCGTCCCTGATAGAACGTGCCGCAGCTCGGATAGCCGCGCGTGGCGCTCCAGAGCGCGTCAAAGTCTTTCTTGCCGAACTGCTTGCGGGACAGCACCACCGTGCCGTCGCCGGTCAAAATGTCGATCACCAGGATCGGCCAGGATTTCTTGCCATCCTTGCCGGTAAATTCGACCTCAAGCTCTGCGTTCGCGCCCGATCCCTCACTGATCCGCACGGTCACGGAGGTGATATCTGGCAGGCTTTCGATTGCCGTCCTTAGCTTCACCGCGTTGTGAAATGCGGTGTTGCTCCAGCTTATCTCGTCGCTGGCCGCGCCATTGTATTCGACCAAGAGCTTGTGACCACTATTCATGTCATCGAACCGCAAGAACTGGATTTCGTTCTCGCCGCCGCCGGTATCCTCGTCGTCAAAGGAGAACTCGGTTATGGTGTCGAACTCCAGAGGGCTTGACCGCCAGTCCTGGTCGCTACCCAGCCGCTGCACGATGTAAGGCGGCTGGTCCTGGTGGTAGAGGATCAGCGTGTCCAGGTTCGGCGCGGCCTTGATCGAGGCCACCTGCGCGGCCGTGTGCGGGATCGGTGTTGCCGCCATCCATGCGCCGCTCAATCCGTCGAACACGTCGCAGCACCCCCCGGTCATTACCAGGATATACTCGTCCTCTATGCTTGTCGTCAGGCGGTGCATGGAGAACGCCTCGACCGTGCCGCCAGAGCTGTAGCCTGCCTCGATCTGCATTTCCACGCCGGACAGCTCGACTGTGGCACCTTTGAGATCGAGCGCCGAGGCATTGTCTACGATCACACGCCAATAGCGCGCCGTTCCCAAGAGCGTGTCAGGAGCTGCGCCGAAACGTCGATGATAAGCGATATTGCCAACGGAGATGGATGCCACATCTGACCAGGTAGAGCCGTCCGAGCTGGTCTGGAGCGTGAGATTTGCCGTTGAGATACCGGCCGGCAAGCCGATCCGAAGATCGCGCGCATCAAACAAAGACACCGCCTGCGCGCTGCCCAAGTCCAGCCGAGCGATCTCGTATTCCGTCGCTGTGCCCACGCCTTTGGTGGCCGTCCCGCCGGAGCTGTAGGCTCCAAGCGCCGAGCTGTCGAAACCGTCAAGCTCGAAGGTGTTGTAGGTCAGAACCGTGATTGCGCCTTGGTGCCCATTGATCGAGCTGGCGAGGATTTCCTCGGCCGAGCCGCCGGTTGAATATGCGGTGAACCCGCTACTATCGGTCCCATTGAGAGAAAAGCTGTCCACGCTGATTACTGTGATCGTGTAGGTGTCGTTGTTCAACTCCGTCATGCCGGAGACGCCGGTGATCTCGATCTTGTCTCCAGTCGAAAACCCATGCGCCGCAGCGGTGATAAGGCACGGATTTGCCTGCGTGGCATTAGAGATCGACGCGGTTGATCCGCTGGGCGCGCCCATGCCCTCGATCCCCTCGATCCGCACGCGGTCGCCGGTGGTGTAGCCGTGGCCCGTTGCCGTCACCACCGCCGGGTTGGCATTGCTCACGCCCGAGATCGTCGCATCCGATCCAGTCTCCAGGAGCGTGTTGCGGTCGCCGTCGGTCAGGTTCGCGGCCGTGCCGCCGTTTGCGGCCGTGACGGTTGCGCCGCCCAGGCTGATCGAGGAGATCGGGCCACGCTGGAGCGCGCGGAAGCGCCAGCCCTCGCGCCGCTTGGCCCCGCCTTGGGGCAGAGGCACCGCGTTCTCGATGATGCGCGCCGAGTTGTAGAAGAACGACACGTCCTCGCGGCTCCAGAGGAGCGGATCGAACTCGCCTGCGGAAAGGCTGGTCTGGACATGGCGGCTGGTGGGCATCAGTAGACCCCTCCAAAGCGCGCGTTCCAGATCGGATCGTGATCGTCCAGGAGGGATCGCGTCGGATCGCCGGTCGCGTCCGCCTCGGTCGCCGTGCGGAACAGCCCGCCCCGGCCGAACTCGCTCGGGTTGCCATAGGCGATCTGGCGGTGGAGCTGTTCCTTGCTCGCGTTCTCCGTCACCGGCAGCGCTAGGGTCGCGGCGACGGCCTCGATTGCGAGCGTGTGAAAATAGCCCGGCCATTGGCTTTCTGGCACGCGCCAAATGTATTCAATCACCACCTGGTCGAAGTCGGAGAACAGCCAGCGCTCCTGGATTTCGTAGAGGAACACTTGGGGCGCGCGCTGCCGCGTCGTGTTGAACACGGACAGAGGCTTTCCCACGCGATCCGTGCGCAGGGTCGGCATGAGAAAGGCGCGCTTCCATTCGTTGATCGGCGTGCCCGCTGCATCCTCCTCCAGCACCTTGCGGCGCGTGGCGAAGCTCCAGTCGTGCGATCCAAGGAGCTGGAGGATCGTGGGCTCGTAGAGCTGGTTCACCTTCTCGGCTGTATCGCTGTCCTCCTCAAAAGAGGAAATCGCCGGTTCGCCCAGGCGAGCCAGCGCTTGCGATGCAACGTCCACTCTGCTGTCGGTCATGTCAGCCCCCTAAGAAAATGGGCCGAGGCCATGACAGCCCCGGCCCGTCCCTCGCATCCACACCCCAGCGGATTAGGCGAAGGCGTCGATTGCCGCGATGGTCACGACACCGGCACCGCTGATGGCCGAGACGTGTGCATCGAAGTCGGCGTCCGAGGCGTGGATCACGATGCGGTCGCCCACGGTCAAAAGCGCCGCTGCGCTGTTGAAATAGCCCGTGCCCTTGACGGCCGCTTTCGCGTCGGCCCCGGCGTTGTAGCTGAAAATCTTGATGCCACCGCCGGAGCCACTGTGGTTCTCCAGTCCTTGCAGGTTGAAAGCCATGTTGCTTCTCCAGGTTCAGTTTCAGGAGAGGGCGAGCGTCAAGCCCGCCCCCTAGTGGCGCTTATGCGCCGTCCTCGTCGCAGGTGATCTCGACCACGCCACCGGCGTCAATCTCAATCGAACCGGCCGAGAACAGCATGTTGGCGAGCCAGCTCGTCTTGGTCGGGATGTAGTTGACCTCCATCCGCTGATCCATTCCGATGGCGTGCCCGATGGCCGACTTCGCATAGGCGAAGGTGGTCCGGTCGCCGCTGGTCAGGTCAAGCCCGCCCTCGGCACGGGTTGCGATCCACTTGAACGACATGCCCAGGAAGCTGGAGATATCGCCATTCACCAAGGCGCGCACCGTGTTGAAGTCTGCACTGGTCGCCTCGGTTTCACCCAAAAGACCCTCGCGGCCGACATAGGAGCCCACATAGGTGATGTTTTCATCCTCACCCACACCACCGTCGCCCAGAAGGCGCGAGGCGCGGCGCAGCTTGTCCACGTTGAGGTTGGTGTCTGCCCCGCCGATGGAGCTTGCCACGGTCAGAGTGGTTGCGGTCGCTTCCAGCGCGTCGATGATAAGCTGATCCTCGCGGCGGCTGATTGCCTTGGCGATGGAACCGGCCAGCTCCTCGCGCTCGGAGATGTTGGTTTTCGCATCATCGAACACGTCGGTGTATTCGGCAGCGTTCCAATCTTCGAGCGTGACCGTCGCGTTGGTGTGCGCGAGGTTCATCGGCACAACGTCGGTCTGCTTCACCCGGCGGGTTGCCAGGCCAGCGGCCAGTTTCGGGAAGCGGTGGGTCGAACCCACAACGCCGGTCTTCACGCGCGTGGTGTCGCGCAGCTTGCCCATATCCTGATAGGCGTGCTTCACATCAGCGTCGAAGCTGGCGATTGCTGCGGTGGAGAGAGAGGTGGACATTGCGTCACTCCTTCAAGGTTTCAATCGGGGGAGATCGAGGGCCTTGAGGGTCACGGGCCTGTCGCAAAAGCCGGGTGCCGTTCCTCGCGGGTCTGCATCTTGTGGTGCAATATGCCACCAGAGGGATGATCTGGCAAGCGCGCATAAAAAAACGCCCCGGCGGGAGGAGGTTGCCGGGGCGTTTAGGTGAGGGAGGTTTCATACAGAGCTTGCGCCCTGTGATCCTATAGCACACCAGACTTGATCGAGCCAGTGGCTTGCGGCGAGTTGCCAAACGCCTTCTGCATCAGGTGTTGAGCTTCTGCCATTGCTCCGTCCTTTTCAGAACCGGCTGGCATCCGGCTTGCGGCCGCGTGTTTGGCGTATGCCTCTTGCGGCGTCACCGATCCATCCGCACCGTCGGCCATCGGGATCGGCTTCTCGCCCATCTCGCCGGTCAGGATGCGGTGGAAGATGCGAGCCGCCCGGCCGGTGCCGACCATTTGGGAAAACTCGGCCATGTCCTGATCGTCTTTCAGCACGCCGCGCTGGGCCAGCTTCTCGGCATAGGTGCCGATGGTGTTGACGATGGTGCTGGCTTCCTTCTGGCCGACCTCCTTGACCAGCGACTGCATCTCTTGCTCGCCGCTGATCTTCTGCGCCTCCTCGTTCGACACGCCGATGGGCATCCCGCCTTCCGCGATCCCGCTCAAGCCCTCGCGCATGAGTTGGGTAAACGCCTTGTCGGGGATACCGAGCTTGTGCGCCGCCTTGCGGAACGCATCGACATAGGGCTTCGAGGCTTCGCTGTTCAGCTCGTCCGCGATCTTGTCGTCGTCGCCCTCGGGATCGAACTTGTAGCCGTCGGGATCGTCGGGCACCGCGCCCTCCAGCTTGCCCTCGCCCTTGCCCTTCTGGGACAGCTCGCGCCGCGCGCCCTGGTAAGCCTTGGTCAGCTTCGCCAGCGTCTCGTCAGCCGACAAACCCACCAGATGATCCGGCAGCTCCATGCCCTCGGGCAGCTTCCAGGCTTCGCCCTCGCCTTCACCTTCCTTGCCGCCGGTCTTTTGCTTGGTGGCGAAGTCCAGGATCGAGGAGCCGCCCTGTTCCGATCCATCTCCTTCGCCATCTCCACCTTCGCCGCCAGCTCCTTCGCCCTGGTCGCCGCTGTCACCGTCTCCGTCGCCTTCGCCCGAACCACTCTTGCCTTCATCGGCTGGGCTCCAAACGGGGGCGTGATACTGCCAGAATTTCCACATGCACGTCGTCTCCTTGTTCGCTGGGGTGTGGGTTTTCGTGTCAGCCCGCGAGGAGCTGGTTCACCTGGTCGCCTACTTCGATTTTGGCTTCTCGCAGTCGGGTGACGGCGGGCCATTCTCCGGTGCGGTTGCCGTCCTCGTCAGCGACGAACGCCTGCATGTCCAGCTCTTTGATCGCGGCGTCGATCTCCTCGTTGAGCTTGGTGATCGCCCGTTCGATCCGGCGGCGCGAGCCACGGTTCACCTTGGAGCGCTTCACCTCGCCCTCGATCAGTGCGGGCTGGCTGGCTTTCGCTTCCGCGATCTTTGCCTCCAGGTCTGCCACGGTTTCGTTGCTGTCCAGCTCGATCCCAAGGCCCTTGGCCTCCTCGATCAAATCATCCTTCTTGG